TACTACGAGAACAGCAGCCAGCGTCTCGATCATTACGTGGACTGGATCAAGGCGCTTCCGTTCACGGTTCACAAGCACTTCCTGCCTCACGATGCCGAGGCGAGGGAATTACAGACAGGCAATAGCCGCGTCGAATTCCTTGAGGCTCGCCAATTCAATTGCGAGGTTGTCCCCCGGCATAACGTGGACGATCGCATCAACGCGGCTCGGGTGAAGTTCAATCGTTTCTTCTTCGATGAGAAGGGCTGCGGCGACGGCATCAAGGTTCTGCGCATGTATCGCGCCGAATACGACGACAAGCACAAGACGCTGAAGCCGAGACCGCTCCACGATTGGGCCTCGCATGGCGCCGATGCGTTCGGGGGCGGTGTGATGGGCGCGGAAGAAAAGAAGCTCTCGATCGCCTACGCGGCTCCCGACAACAAGTGGGTGGTTTGATGGCTGAACGCATCAAGAATTGGCTGGCCGTTAGAATGCCGCATGTCGAGAAGAGCACCGGCAATCTCGCGACATGGCGGCTCTACGGTTTCAAGCCATATAACCGTTTGTGCATCTTCGACTATACGCGCGGACAATTCCACACCGGCCGACCAGCATGGACGCGCATAAGGCTTTTCGGCCTAGTCCTCTTTGAGCGCAACCACCAATATTCGGGGTTGCCGCATGGCTGAACGCGAGCGCTACGACGACGAATCCCTGAAGGCGCTCATTGCCTCCGAGATTCAGTCGTCCGTCAGCTTCATGGAGACAGAGCTATCGGGAGACCGCTCGCGCGCGCTCGAATATTATCGCGGGGTGATGAACGATACGCCGGCCGCGCCGAACCGCTCGTCTGTCGTGTCTCGCGATGTTGCCGACACAATCGGCTGGATGCTGCCGGGTATCATCCGCGTCTTCTCTGCCTCCGATCGCATGGCTGAGTATGAGCCAGTCGGCAAGGGCGATGAGGAATTCGCCAAGCAGGCGACGGATTATTGCAACTACGTCTTCTGGAAGGACAACAACGGCTATCGTGCCCTGTGGGATGCGACACATGACAGCCTGCTTCTCGGGAATGGAATTGTAAAGCACTGGTGGGACGACAAGGAGGACTGCGAGTACTCCGAACTCACCGGCATGACGGCGGAACAGATCGCCATCCTTCAACAGGAGCGCGGGTTCGAGATCACAGCTCAGGAGCCTGGCGAGCCGCAACAGATCGTCATACCCGACCAAATGGGCCAGATGGTCCAGCAGGAAATCCAGACCTTCAATATCAAGACCAAGCGCGTTACCCGCTCGGGCCGGTTGAGGATCAAATGCATTGCCGGCGAGGATTTCCTCAAGGACAAGGATTCGATCGATCTAGAGGACGCACGCTTCACCGCTCACAGGGATAGCGTCACCCGCTCCGATCTTGTCGAAATGGGCTTCGAAGCCGATATCGTCAATGAACTGCCGACCTATCGCCCATCAGGTTTGCAGCAAGAGCGCATGGCGCGCGATCCGACCTATGATTTCAGCGCCGATACCTCAGACCGTTCAATGCAGCTTATCGACCTCTATGAATGCTATATCAAGGTTGATGTGGATGGAGATGGGATAGCCGAGACTGTCCGCGCTTATTACGCCGGCTCTGGCGGGGCAGGGGAATTGCTGGACTGGGAAGTCTGGGACGATGATTGCCCGTTCTCGGATATCCCATGTGAGCCTGTACCGCATCGCTGGGATGCACGCTCTATTGCCGACGAGACGATGGACACCCAGCGCGTCAAGACGGTGCTGACGCGGCAGTTCTTGGACAACCTCTATTGGGTGAACAACCCGCTCATGGAAGCCGAAGAGGGGTCGGTCGTCAACCCGGAGATGATGACGGCTCCCGTCTTTGGTGGGACGGTATGGCGCAAGAAGGGTGCAGCGTCACCGATCACGCCGCTCGCGGTCCCGTTCATCGGCGATAAGGCCCTGATGGGTCTGGAACACTTCGATCAGGTCACAGAGAAGCGTACAGGCGTTTCCCGCTCCACGATGGCGCTGGACCCAGAGACGCTACAGAACCAGTCTGCAACGGCCAACCAGAACCAGAAGGATGCATCCTACTCCCAGGTGGAGTTGATCGCCCGCAACCAGGCTGAATTGGGCTGGAAGCGCGTTTTCAAGATGATCCTTCGCTTGCTGGTCAAGCATCAGGATCGGCCGAGGACAATTCGCATCCGAGATAAGTGGGTCGATATGGACCCACGCTTCTGGAATGCCGGCATGGACGTGATGATCAATGTGGGGCTCGGCACCGGCTCGCGCGACCGTGATATGATGATGTTGAACAACATCCTCAACACCCAGAACGCTATGGCACTCACCCTAGCTCAAGGCGGCTTTGCCGGCGAAGCGCTGGAAATGCTGCCGAAGATCATCAAGACCGCGACCAAGCTTGCGGAATCGTCCGGAATTCGAAACCCAGACGAATATTACATGCAGATTGACGAGCACAAGCTGCAACAGATGCAGCAGCAGGCCACCCAGCCGAAGCCCGATCCAGCCCTACAGTTGGAGCAAGCCAAGGTTCAGGCGCAGATGCAGCTTGAGCAGGCCAAGATGCAGCAGTCCGCGCAGTTGGAGCAATTGAAGGCACAGGCCGCCGTCCAGAAAGAGCAAGCCCAGATGCAGGCCGATCTTCAGGTGAAGATGGCCGAGATGCAGAAGAACTCCGAGGCTGAGGCGCAAAAGCAGCAGCTTGAGCGCGAAAAGATGGCCGAGGAATCCCGCCAGAAGGAACTCGACCGGCAGCACCAGATGACGATCGAGATCATGAAGATCAATGCACAGCGCGCGGCGGCTCGGGAATCGAACCAGCTTGCGCGCGAAAAGAGCAATCAGGACGCATCCGTCAAGCTGCAAACCGCGCAGCGGAAACAGAAGGCGTCGTCAAAATGACGCTGGTCGGATTGCCGCTTCATTCCCCCATCCGCAGTCCATACTATGCTCCCCAGGCGGATAAATTCGCGGCGGCGCTATACCTCGGGCAGGTGGCGACGAATTGCACCATCCCGTCGAGCCGATCAACAACGAACAAGCAGGCTAACGCTCGCACCGTCCATATCGCTCGCGACACCATCTCATCGCTGAAGATTGAACTGTGCAACTGGTGCTGGCTGCGCTCTGGCGTTGGTCCCGAGACGGCGGGCGGCGGCAACATCACCTATAGTGCCTCAATCGAGTACCCGGCCGGAACGTTCACACAGGTTCTATGGTCTGGTGCGGCAACCAAGGTTGTGGCCTCGAATGCCGTCGCGCTGTCCGACGCAGTAAATGTAAATATCCCCAACGGCACCACGTTCTGGGTCCGCACCTACGCCAACGCAGTCACCGCGATCGTCTTCACTGAGGGCAACACCGGCTACGAGCAGCGCAATCTCGCCGGTGGCGAGGCCTACGAATACGCAGCTTCCGGCATCACCGACAAGACCATGGGCGGCACGATCGTGGACGTTGGCGCTGCTGCCGCTCCCATCTTCCGGCCGACAGCCATTGTGGCTCAAACCCGCAATCCATCAGTCCTGATCCTCGGCGACAGCCGCGATTGGGGTTTTACCGACACGCATGACAGCAGCGGCGATTTGGGCGACATCGCCCGATCGATCGGGCCAGCATATGGGTACATCAACGCGGCCTGCGCGGGCGACACGCTCTCGGCCTTCATCACCGCCCACACGCAGCGCGCCGCATTGCAGCAATACGTCTCCCACGTCGTCTTTGGCGACCCCATCAACGCGCTTCGCTCCGGCGGCTCCGGGCAGAACCAGTCGGCTGCAACAACGCTCGGGCAGCTTCAGACCATTCTCGGCTACTTCCCGACAAAGCGCTGCCTGACCACGACGACAGGCGGTCCCAACACCACATCGACGGACAGTTGGGCCACGGTAGCCAACCAGACCATCAACGCCAACAACGCGGAAATCGCAGCCTACAATACGGCCATCCGTGCCGGTGTGGCCAATTCGGTTGGTTATTTCGACATCATGAGCGCGGTCGAATGTTCATCAGCAAGTGGAAAATGGTGGGTTACCGGTGTTGCCAGTGCCACCACTACCGATGGTCTGCATTCAACGCAGGCCGGATATCTGCGCATCAAGAACAGCGGCGCAATCGATCCAAACCGCATTTCGCGGGCAGGCTTATAGGAGCCAGACATGGCAATCTTGACAGGCACGATCACCGGGACTGGCGCCACCGCAGGCGTGGCCAGCGGTAAGGTCTATATCGACATGACCTTTGCTGGCACGGCGACTGTTGCGGTCGAATGGCAACTGGATGGTGTAAACTGGCGACCAATCAACTCGTATACAGCCTCGGCGCAGATCACCGTTGAGTCCGGCGGCATTCCGGTTCGATTGAACTGTACGTCTTATACCAACAATGTCAGTTGGGCGATCCGTGACAAGTGACCACTATGCCAAGGAAGCCGCCCGGCTCCTGGCTGACGATACACTGAAATTCGCACTCGACACCATGCGGGCTGACGCGCTTGAAGCGCTCGCCTTGGCTGACGCCGATGCAAAGACTTTGATCCTTCGCCTTCAGCAGAAGGTGCAAGTGATCGACGGGATTCGATCCGAGCTGCAAAGCGCAGTTACCAGGACGAACAAAGCGAACTCCCCAGCGGGAACCTTCGCCTAATCCAAAGGAAAACCAGACATGCCAGCAAGCGACCTCCCCGTTGAGGGGACCGCCGAGGACAGCGCGTTGTCATTCAATGACGGCGCGGACGCCATAGAAAACCTCCTAGACGACTCGGGTGAACCGAAGCCCGTCAAAAAGGTAGAGGCCAAGGAAGAGGCAGAGCAGCCGGAAGAGACCGAAGAGGTCGAAGCCGATGCGGACGCCGACGCTCCAGAAGACGAAGAAACCGCCGACGACCCGGATGAATCCGAAGCCCTCAAGGGTGGTCGCTTTGCGCCCGACACGGCCAAGGTGACGCTTGACGATGGGACCGTGACCACCATCGCGGAGTTGAAGCGAAACAATCTCTTCCAGCGGGACTACACCCGGAAAACGACTGAACTGAAAGCGGAGCGTGAAACCTTCGTTCAGTATCAGGAGCAGATGGGTAAGGTCGCTCAGTCTCTCGCACAGCAGCGGGACTTTGTACTTTCGGCGGCTCAACGTTTGACGCCAAAGGCCCCAGACAGGGCCATGCTGGACCCGGCATCGCAGTTCTTCGACCCGATCGCCTACACCCAGCAAAAGGCGGATTACGACGAGCAGATGCAAGTGCTCAATCAGCTCAACTATCAGCAGCAGGCCGAACGCGCCCGCATGACTGAAGAGCAAAAAATCGCAGCCAACCAACAGCGCGCCGAAGAATGGACGCGCCTGTCGTCGGCAGTTCCGGAGTTCAAGGACCGAAAGGTCTATGAGCGTTTCTGGGGCGATGCCGTGACTACCATGGCTGAGAAATATGGCTTCACCGAACAGGAAGTCAGCGACACGATTGACCACCGCTTCTACCTCGCGATGCGTGATCTCGTGCAATACCACAAGGCCAAACAGCAGGCCCCCAAGGTAAAGCAGGAGATCGAGAACAAGCCCCGGATCATGCCCGGTGGCCGTCGCATGGACCCGAAAGCCAAAACCTCCCGTGAAGCTCAGCAGAGGAGCGATGCGCTCCGCAAAACCGGATCACTCGATGCCGGCGTTGCGGCCCTCATGGACCTCAAAGACCTTTAACGGAGAACTCTCATGGCACAGGTTGCCAATACCTTTGAAACCTACGACGCCGTAGGTAACAGGGAGGAACTCGCCGACAAGATCTGGATGATCACGCCGGAAGAAACCCCCTTTACCTCGCTCATCGGCCGCAAGTCGGTCGCCTCAGTGCATCCCGAGTGGCAGACCGACACGCTTGCCACGCCGGTCACCACGAACAACCAGCCGGAAGGCAACGACTGGACGTTCGACGCCATCAACCCGACGACCCGTATCGGCAACTACTGCCAGATTTCGGAAAAGGCGTTCATCATCTCCCGCACCCAGGACCAGACCGACAAGGCTGGTCGCAAGTCGGAAGTTGCACGCGAAACCGCCAAGAAGGGCATTGAACTCCGCACCGACATGGAAGTCACCCTCCTGAGCAATCAGGCGGCTTCCGCTGGTACGGGCAATGGTGCCACCAACCGCACTGCGGCGGGCTTCCGTGCCTGGCTGACCACGAATGATGACCTCGGTGCCGGTGGCGCCTCGGGTTCGTTCTCGGCTGGCATTCAGGGCGCGGCGACCAACGGCACCCAGCGCGCGTTCACCAAGGCCATTCTGGATTCGGTGATCCTGAACACCTACAACGCCGGCGGCAACCCTGATGTGCTCATGGTTTCGCCGTACGTGAAAACTGTCTTCTCGCGCATTCTTGACGACTCGGACGTGGTTCCGCTGCGTCACGAGATCAAGAGCGGGCAGGCGAAGATCATTGCCGCTGCCGACACCTATCTGTCGGACTTCGGCACGATCACCGTTGTTCCCAACCGCCAGATGGCGCGTGCCGGCGCGACGGTCGCACGCAATGCGTTCCTGGTGGACGCAAGCATGGTCCAGATGGGCGTCTTCCAGGACATCACCATGAACAAGCCCGCCAAGACCGGCGACTCGGAAAAGCGCGTTCTGAACGTTGAGTACACGCTCATCGTGAAGAACGAGGCCGCCCATGGCGTTGCCGCCGATCTGTTCGGCCTGACCGCTTCGACCTGAGGAGAACACGACAATGGCTACTTCCTACTCTTTGCAGCCGATCGTGGTCACGGCCACGACCGCGCTTACCCAGCGTCCGTTCGCAAACAACATCTGCGTTCTGGACTCGGCCACCGGCCGCACGATCACCCTTCCGGCTTCGACTGGCAAGGGCGACGTATACACGGTCTTCGTCAAGACGACCGTTTCGTCTGGCAACCACGTCATTCAGGTGGCGAACTCGACCGACGTTATGTCGGGCGCCATCCACCTGACGACCGACATCGCCGGCACGTCCATGCCGACTTCGGCTTCCAGCGACACCATCACCATGAACGGTTCCACGACGGGCGGTCTGCTCGGCTCATGGTTCACGTTTACGGATGTTGCGGCCGGCTTCTGGGCGCTGATCGGTGTGGCGAACTGCACCGGCACTGAAGCCACGCCGTTCTCGGCCGCCGTCTAAACGACGCGCATATCTACGGAAGGGGCTGCCATTCTGGTGGCCCCTTTTTCTATCCAACCATGGAGAATTTCATGCCGAAAGGCGTTTACGATCGCCAGCCGACTGCCGATGTTGAGGCAATCCCGGCTACCGAACCCGTCAAGATGATCGCAATGAAGCTGGAGCGGCACTATCGCCCCACTGGTGACTATGAAGTCGTCGGCTACATGAAGCCGGAAGTGAAGAAGAAGCAGCCCAACGGCGACTTCAAGGTGGTTGAGCCGGAAGAGTTCATCGCTGGCATGCAAGCTCCGGCGCCGTTCCCCGGTGTCGTTTCGACCGGCAAGGTCTGGGCCTCGACCACGATCAAACTTCCGGAAGCCGAAGCCAAGAACATCATGCGCCTCGGGATCGCCGCGCGTGACTTTGAAGATTGATCCCGACCGGATCAACATCCCAGACAGTGCGTGGAAGCTTGTAGAGGTCACGGAAGACTTCGTGCGGTATGAGGCACCCTTTGAGCGCCTTGCGACCGGCGATGTCGTCTATGTCCGCAAGACCGTCCCGCGCGGCCTGAATACCCTCCTAGAGGACAACAAACAGGCATTGAACGACAGTTACGGCAAACGCTTCGGCGACGGCCA